GCAGAGCAGGCAGAGCAGGCAGAGCAGGCAGAGCAGGCAGAGCAGGCAGAGCAGGCAGACACCTCCGCTAAATCGAAAAAGGCGAAATAACCATGGCTGACCCAATCACAGCGGCAGACGTGCAGGCGTTCCTCGGTGAATTGGGTTACTCCATTCCGGGCGCTCTGCTGGAGCCGATCCTCTGTGTGGTGAACAAGATTATCCCGTGCCTCGATGGTGCTGGGTATGACGACTGCACCGCGAAGCTGATCCTGATGTACGCCGCCGCGCTTATGGCTACGTCGTCTGGGGCGCGCCGCATCAAATCACAGGGGGCTCCGTCCGGCGCGTCTCGTTCGTTTGATTACGGTGCTGACAGCATCACCTGGCTGCGCGAATCGCTGGCCCGGCTTGATACCAGCGGCTGCACCGGTGAGCTGCCAATCAGCGCCGGTAACAGCGTCGGTCTGTTCATGGTGGTCGGGGGATGCTGATGACGTACAAATCAGTTAAGCACGGGCTACCCCGCTCATTCGTCCGCGTCTGGGTGATAACCGACACTGGGCGGGAGACTACCGGCTACGTTAAATCGGACGGTGAGTGGTTCATCAACTGCCCGCGCATCCGGGCGACTGGTGCGAAGGTGCTGCGCTGGAAGGAGGGATGATGTCATCGGTAGCGAACTGGAGCTATACAGCCACGGCGACAATCTGGCGCAAGCTTGAAGGCAATGACGAATACGGCGACCCGCTGGGCTATGCCGAACCTGAGCAAATCCTCTGTGATTACGAGGGCGGGCTCAGCAAGAAGTTAGCCAGTCTGGGCGCTGAAATCATCGTGAAGAACACCGTCTGGACGGAGTTCGCGCTGGCGGCCGCGGGTGATTATCTGCTGATTGGCGTTTCGACTGAGGCCGACCCAGTTGTCGCTGGGGCCGACGAGGTGCGGCAGGTTATCCGTTACGCCGACACGTTCGAGCGACTGGCGGATGATTACGCCATCCTGACGGGAGTGTAGCCATGGGCATTAAAGTGCGTGGCGTTAAGCAGTCGAAAGCCGGGCTAAATCGCATCATTAACGACGTGAAAGGGCGCAAGGTTGTAAGGGCGTTACAGTCCGCAATGATAATCGGCAGCTCACAGGCCGCACTTTATACGCCGATCGACACTTCGACATTGCTCAATAGCCAGTATCGGGAGTTGATAAACAACGGAGTTCGGCTGACAGGGCGTGTGGGGTACACGGCGAACTACGCTGTTTTCGTTCACGATCCTAACATTCCGCAAACCTTCCGTCGCGCCACCGCGCAGAAAGAGTTCCTCACTAAAGGCTTTGAAGACACCCGCAGCCAAATTGATGCCGTGATGCGCAAGGAGCTTTCAGTATGACACCTGCCATGTATGAGCGCGTGCGTAACTATTTCGTTGATGCCGGGCTTACCACTGGCTTCATTGTTCAGTTGCTGGCGTGGGACGACACAACGAAGTTAACCGACGCATTCATCGTGTTCAGACCTAACGGTGGTACCGACATCAGAAATGACCTCGGATCTGACCACTACGTTCTGGTGGATGTCATTTCCGCCAAGGATAAGCGCCGCGCAGCCGCTGAGAAGGCTCAGGAAATTATCAATTATGTCGAACAGAACGATATTACCGACGAATGCCTTGGCCTGATTCAAAACCTCGGCAATATGCCTGCACCTATCCTGACCGAAGAGGGCCGCCTGGTCTTTCGGCTCCAGTTCATGTGCGTTTACGGCGAATAACCCCATCACTAACCCATCGGGCTGCCATCCGGCGGCCTTTTTTATTTGAGAGGTACACATGCAAGGCTGTGCTAATGATTTTGGCAAGCTGATCGGGAAAGTAGCTGTGCTACGCATGGCCTTTGGCTGCCCCGACGCAGTGCCAGCGCTTTCCGAGTGGAAGCGTCTCGGCGCTATGACGACCAAGGGCATCGACTATTCGATGAACACTATCAACTCCGAGGCAGATGATGCTAAAGGGCTAGTGGAGAACCTGGTCAACAACATGGATCTGACGATCTCCGGTGAAGGGGAGTTTCGTAAATCTGATAAAGATAACGAGATCGGAGCATGGCGTCTGTCGAAGTACATCTTTGATGAAGTCCAGGCTGGTCGTCAGCCTAACCTGTGGGTACGTTTCGACTTTGCTGGAGAGAACGCTGGCACTTACATCCTGGGCTACATGAACACCACGTCATGGTCTGGTGACTTCGGTACCAACGATATCTCTACCTTCTCCGGCGAGTGGAAGGTCTACGACGCCGACACCGTTGTGTTTGAGGTCGCTGACTCTATCGCGGCCACTGGTGTAGAGGTTACCCCTGCAACTGCATCTTTGGTCGTTGGCGCAACCCAGCAACTGAGCGGCGCAGTTCAGCCAACCGATGCGACTAACAAGGCGATCACCTGGACGACTTCGGCGGCATCTATCGCAACCGTCAGTTCAACCGGTCTGGTAACGGCCGTAGCCGCCGGAACCGCGACCATTACGGCAACAACCGCAGATGGTGACTTCACCGATACCTGCGCTGTTACCGTGACAGCCGCACCGTAATCACTACAAAGGGCGGCGTGCTGCCCTTGATACTGGTTATGGAGAACGATATGACACCTTTGAAAGAGATTGGCGAGTGCCTGATTGGTTCTGGAAGCCGTGAATACTTCTTCCGCCCATCATTCCGTAACATGACGCGGATCGGCGAACCAGAGCATATCGTTCGCACTTTCTATGCGCTGTTCAATGACGATGTGGCAAAGATGCTTGAGGCGGCGCGAGAAATTCACAGTGCGTTACCAGAGCATCAGCGCATATTTTACGCCTACTATTTCGGTGACGTTTCGCTGCCGCGCTGGGCACTTGATGCAGCAGGTTCTGCTGCGTTTGTGCGTGAGGCATTGCTTTCAGCTATTAACGTCATTCAGTCATGCTGTGACGAGGACGTTTCTGAACTGACAGGCTGGCACGAGCCATCACGTACTGGAAGGCGTGCATTTGTATGGCGCCGCGGCTTGCTCCCGCCTGAGAACCTTATTCTGATAGCTCAGTCACTGATCATGCATGGCATCATCGGCAGGGCAAAGGTTCGTAAGTTGCAGAAGCACGAAAGCAAGGAAACGACTCCTGAGTTTCATGCGACTGAATACATCATGGCAGCCCGCAATCACTTCGGTATCAGCAAGGAAGAGGCTATGGAACTCACTATGACCGAATTTGCGATGATGCTTAACGCCAAATACCCTGATCAGAAAGGCTTCACCAGGGAAGAGTACGACGCTGTTATGGACGATGACGATCGCCGCTGGCAGGAAATGATTGAGCGCGAAAAATCAGCAAAGAAAGCCGCCTGAGTTAATAATGGATGTACCGTAATCGCCTGACCGGGCTTAATATGGCTCAACAATAAAACTCAGGTGATAAGGGTGAAGAAAATACTTTTGGCTTTGGTGATTCCACTGGTTCTGGCTGGCTGTAAGCCTGGCGAGGAAAAGGCCATATCTCTGGCGAAATCTGAGGTTGCTGCAAATCTTAAAGACCCGGCCAGCGCACAGTTCCGGAACGTAAAAGTATCAAAGATGACTGATGCCGAAGATGGTCATGTCGTCGCTGTTGTCTGTGGAGAAATCAACGGTAAGAACGGTTTCGGTGCATATGCAGGGTTTCATCCATTCTTCGTTGAGCTGAACATGAAATCGACAGGGATCTTCTCTAAAGGCGTCGATTATACGCTTGGAAAGCATTTCCTTAGCTCGAAAGATACGCCGCCGCCTCAGGCATACAAAGACCGATTCCAATAGTCGACACGAATAACTAACCCACCGCAAAGTGGGTTTTTTTATGCCCGGAGAAAAGTGATGTCAGAGAAAGCAGGCGAGATTTATTACGACATCGAGGCCGATGTTTCTGGCTTGCTGAAGGCGCAGGGGAAGGCCAATAAGTCACTCGACTCAATCGGAAACTCTGCCGCCAACGCAGCCAAAAAGATGGACGAGCTGCAGACCAATATCAATCGCGTGGCTGGTGCTATTGCAGCATCTCTCGTTGTTGACTGGGGCAAGGCGTTTCTGGTTGCCGCTGACAACATGAGTCAGCTTAACGCGCGCATTGAACGCCTGACAGGCAGCGCTGCGGCTGCATCACAGACGATGCAGAGCCTGATGCGTATCAGTTCGTCGACTGGCGGTTCGCTGCAGGACACCACAAAGCTGTGGGAAACCCTCAGCACTGCTCTCCGCGATACCGGCGCAACGAACGGCCAGATTATTCAGCTCACCGAGACGCTTCAGAAAATCGGGCGCATCGGCGGATCCTCATCCGAAGAAATGGCTAATGCTCTTCGTCAGTTCGGCCAGTCAATTTCATCCGGAACTGTCAGGGCGGAGGAATTCAACTCCATCCTTGAGCAGATGCCGGAACTGGCGCGCCAGATCGCCGCCGGTATGGGAGTCAGCATCGGAGAGTTGCGCCAGCTCATGCTGGACGGAAAGTTGACGGCAGAAGATGCGCTCAACGCTATCCAGAAGCAGACCGGATCAGTCAACGCTGAGTTCGAAAAGCTACCACGTACGCTTTCTCAGGCCAATACAGCGCTGACAAACTCATTCCTGTCGATGATCGACTCTGTTAACCAGGCGACTGGTGCCAGTAGTGGTCTGGTGGCAATAATCGACTCTATGTCAGCAGCACTAGATCGCCTGGTAGGAAAGGCGGCGTCGGCAGATGCTCAGATATCAGATTTGAACAGCACAGCGGAAATGTTCACCAGGCGCGCGCGCACTTGGTCATGGCTTGGGCTTGATGGTTGGGAAGCACAAAACAAAGCGCTTGCCGGTCTAAGCAATAAGGCCGCCTTGCTGGTTGGCGATCTGGCTGCTGTTTCCAAAGCATCACAGACCGCGGCTAACACAAAGCCGATTGAGATTAAAACTACAGGTTCCGCTACTGGAAGCAAAGCGAAGGGCGGAAAGTCAGCAGCTCAGAAAGAAGCTGAGCAGTACGCTAAAGCGCAGGAGACGGTTAACCAAAAACTGGATGAGCTGAGGCAAAAGGCCGAGTTGTCAGCGGGCAGTGTTGGTGAGTTATCGAGAGCTCAGGCCGTGCTTAATGCACAGCAGTCTCTCGGTAATGATGCGACACAGGAACAGGTCATTCTGGCTGGGCAATACGCGGCTAAAGCCTGGGATAACGCCAACGCATTGCGCGCCCAGGCAAAGGCAGAAAAGGAACGTACTGACGCTGCCAATAAATTCAGCGCTATCCAGGGTAAAACCAGTAAAACTGCCGGACTGGATAGCCAGTATCAGAAAGACATCGCGGATATCCAACAATACGCCCAACTTTACCCGCAGAAGATCGGAGAGGCTGAGGCGGCGCGCGCTGCTATCGAACAGCAATACCGTGATCAGCGTAACGCGGCAATGTGGGAAGAATGGGCGCAGCAGAACGCGGCCACACAGGCAGCGGCTGCGGCTTTCGATTCACTAGGTTCGGTTGCCAGTAACGCGCTGACAGGAATCATCACAGGTAGCATGTCTGCCAGCGACGCAATGCGCAGTATAGGCATGACGGTCCTGAACAGCGTTGTTAATTCGTTCGTCCAGATGGGTATCGAGTGGGTTAAGTCTGCAATTATGGGACAGGCGGCACAAACGGCTGCTATTGGCACGGTGACAGCAGTGCAGACGGCAGCAGTGGCAACACAGACTGCTACCAGCACAGCGGCGGCGGCAACGACTGCGGCAGCTTGGACCCCGGCGGCGATCCTTTCTTCAATAGCCTCGATGGGTACTGCGGCGGCGATCGGTCTCGGCGCGGTGGCTGGCGTTATTGGAGCTAATCTGCTCGGCAAGCGCAAGAATGGCGGCCCGGTGAGTGCAGGTGGGATGTATCAGGTCGGCGAAGGAGGCATGCCTGAAATTTACCAGGCCAGTACCGGTAAGCAGTACATGATACCGGGCGACAACGGCAAGGTGATCAGCAACAAGGATATGACAGCAGGGGGTAGTGGCGGGGTGGTTATCAACATCCAGAACTACACGTCATCGTCCGTCGATGCTCAGGCTGGTACAGATGCAAACGGCGGGCTTACCGTTGATGTCATCGTTGCTGACCTGAACAACGGCGGCCCAATCAGTAGCGCTATTACCAGCAACATGAACGTTAAACGCACGCCAAGAGGGCAGGGCTGATGCCAATTATCGACTATCCCGACTGGCTGCCACTGGCGCAGAAGGCCAGCAAAAACATGACGCTCGATACCGGGTTCCAGACCGATCAGCCAGCGGTCGGCCCGGCTATCTTCCAGAACCTTACTGACGACCTGAAAGTGACCTGGTCACTGACATGGATCTTCACGCTGGACCAGGAGCGCGCTTTCCAGCAGTGGCTGCGCAGCCCGAACTATCTCAACAGGGGCCTGAACTGGTTCCGTATGAATGTCAACCTTGGCGGCAGTGGCCTGCAGTTGCAGGAGCTTCATTTCACACAGATGCCGGTGCAAACCAGTATCGACGGCGGGGTGGTGACCTGGACTGGGACCGTTATCGCGAACCACCTCTACAACTCCGATGACGAGTTTGATGACGTTATTGTTGAACTGCCGCCGCCTTGGGATTCGTGGCTTGATATCGTGGTGACGGGTTATCCGGACGGGCGCGATCCGGAAAGTCTGCCTCGCGTTGTTTGATTTTCATCCATAAGTTGCAAATGGTATAATTAATAAGCGCCTAGGGTAGCTCCCGAAAAGGCGGAACGTAGACCGCTCTGGCGCAACCATCCATCTACGAAACCTTCTACGAGGTTTATATGAACTTTATTACTCCTCAATATCTTTCTGAGTGTTTTGTCTATAACAAAAATACAGGGGAGCTATTCTGGAAAGCTCGACCTATTCACCATTTCAACAGCTTAAAAGGTCAGCAAACTTTCAATGGGCAGTTTGCCGGGAAAAAAGCTGGAAGAGCAAATAATCGCGGTTATTTCAGAATTGCTATTAGTGGCAAGGAGATTCTAAACCACAGAATAGTTATAGCCTTGGAGACAGGCGTGATGCCTACTGACGAAGTGGATCATATCAATGGGATCAGAACCGACAATAGGTACGAAAATTTAAGAGTGGTCTCGCGGCAGACAAATGCCAAAAACATGAAATTAAATATCAATAATACCAGCGGGATATCTGGCGTATCTTGGAATACAAGAAAATCAAAATGGAAATCAGTAATCTGGATGAATTGTGTTGAAAAGCATCTTGGGTACTTCGATTCCATTATTGACGCCTTCAATGCCAGGGTAATAGCAGAGGTAAACATGGGTTACCATAAAAATCATGGAAGGATCCCCTGATGCCATCGTTCCGTCAATATAAGCAGCAGCGCCCGACGCGAGGGCTATACGACACCATCACGTTCTACCATCCATCCTTTGGCTATGTGCGCCTTGTCGATAAGCAGTTCTTCCCTAAGACGCTCGGCGGCCAGTCCTACACGCCAGCGCGCTTTGAAATCGAAGAGAGCCAACAGAGCGGCACGCCGGTGATCGACGCGACCGTGAAGCTTGGGCGGCTGTCGTCGGACATCAAGGCGCTGATGAAACAGTGGAAGGGGGCCGCCAGACTGACGGCCATCACGGCAACACGGCAAATCTTCGACAGCGGTGATATGTCGGTACCGATAAAGTCTTGGGAGTTGTACGTCAAGACGATAGATATAGACGCTGATGCCGCTTCTGTGACGCTTTCTGTCACTAACCCGCTGAACAACAACATAGGCCGACTTTATGATCCGCAGGAATACACCGGGCTGCAGTACCTCTGATTTCATCAGTAAGGTGATCGGCGTTCCGTGGTCTAACCGGGCCTGTTCGTTCGAGAAGGTAGATTGCTGGGGTCTGGTGGTACTGTATTACCGTAACGTTCTTGGCATTGAGCTGCACCAGACACCGGACTACGAAGCCGGGGCTGACTTCTTCACCTGCTATCAGGGTGATGTCGTTTTCTGGCGCCAGGTCGATAATCCTGTCGAAGATGGGATATTCGTCGGGTACCGCGGCGTGCAACCGGCACACGTTGGCCTGGTGCTGAACCGGCAGGCGTTGCACTCGCGCGGAGAGAACGGAAGTGTGCGTATGGACTCGTTGCTTGTCATTCAGCGGGCATTCACCAAAGTGGAGTTTTTCGAATATGGCGTTGATTGAGCTTCAGCGTTTCCCAGGGACGCCAAAAGAACGCTACAGGGTGCCAAACGGCGCCCTTTTTTATGACTGGCTGGCGGCCAATGATGCCACCTTTCACCATGACTTATTAATCGTCCGCAATGGTGTGAGGTTAAGTGATGATGATGAGCTGGCGTTTGAACTGAGCGAACTGGACACCATCCAGATTTTCGACCAGCCAAAGGGCATCATTAGCGACATTCTCAGCCCGATCTTCAAAGTTGTTGGAGCTGTGTTTTCCTTCCTGGCTCCGAAGCCTGCAATTGCTAACAACGGTGGCAACACCGTCGACTCACCGAATAACAGCCTGACTGGGCAAACGAATACTGCGCGAGTATACAAGGCGAAGCCTGACATTTACGGACAGGTCAGATCGTTCCCTGACTTGATTCAGGAGTCGATGTTTGAATATGTACGCCAGAGCGAGAACGACGGCGGCCTGAAATACGTCACTGAGTGGATGTGTATCGGTATCGGTAAGTATGACTATGAGTCTGTGCGTTACTCTGAGTCGAGTCTCGGATCAATGGCCGGTGCTGAATATCAGTTTTATCAGCCTGGTGAGGTAATACCGACTATTAACGAGGGCTATTCGTTCGATGATGTCGACGGGCAGGAGATGCCCGGTCCAAACGAAAGCGAAAATTTCCCGGTAGAATCGGCTACGGCTAATACTGTGGTAAGTGGTGAATATGCTGGCGGACAGATAGCGATGAAAATCGTTAAGCAGGCTGAGTTCGACTACTTCATGGGGCTGGTACTTCCACACTCTGTCACATTCACTATTAACGTCACTTACAACACGACATCCGGCAGCGTTACGGAAGATGTGCTTTTTTCAGGCACGCTGATTTCTGCTGTGGAGAGTGATGATGGCTCCTTGATAGACCCTGTTCAGTGGTACACGTTCACCATGACAGATTTACAGGGTCCGCCCACCGTTCCATCTACAGCCACCATTAACACGACAAAATTTATCCTCAACGATAATGAGGCGCTTGTTGTGGGGCCTTTCTTCTCGCCGGTTGAGTCAACAGAGCTTTGGCTGCATACACAGTCATCACTTGGTGGCGGTAACTGGACGGACTGGACGGTGACAATCTGGAAAATCGACGACGATTACAATCAGATCCCCGGAACGCAACAGACCTTCACCTATCACCAGGGAACGCCGCATAAGTCGACCAGTGAAGTGTTTTATCGGACCGATAAAATAATTCCAGCAGGAGGATTTGGTAAATACGCCATCAACTTCCAGCGTACAAACAACTCCAATGATGCCTCTATCCTGAAGGTCGAAGAGATTCACGCCGTCAACATCCGCAGCAATGTTGTTCATCCGACTGATACGCTGGTTCGCGTAAAGGTGAGGGCAACAGAAAATGCCTTAGGAAGCCGTGACAGAAAATATAACGCTCTGGTTACTCGTCAGACTATCAGTTACAACCTGGCGACACAGACCGTCGATTACACGCTGCGTCCATCACGTTCCTTTGCTGACGCGGTTGTACATACCTGGATTGTAATGGGTGGGCAGCCAGAAAGTAGCATTGATCTTTACGGGCTGTACACTATCGCGGAGGGCCTGTCAGATGAGCGACTGGGCTACTTCGACTACACGTTTGACGATGAGAACGATTCACTCGGCGACAGGGTGCAGGCGATCTGTAATGCAGCGTCTGTTATGGCGTACTGGGATGACGGTGTACTGACGTTCACCCGCGATCAGAAAGTCGATTACCCGGCAGCAGTGTTCAACCGGGCAAACATGAAAACGGACGAATACAAAATGACGTATGAGGCCACGCTGCCAGGCGGTTACGACGGCGTCCAGGCATCCTACGTTCATCCGACTACGAACAACAAAACGTACATCAACTACCGTGTTCTGAACGGCGTTATCGTCGAGCAGGAAGCGGAGAACCCAAACAAGATCGAGATAGTCGGATTCCGTAACGAGTACCAGGCTCGGGAGCGAGCGCTACGCGAAACAAAACGTCTGATTTACTCGCGGGTGAAGATGAACGCCAAGGTGTTTGAAGACGGAATTATACAGGTAGGCAGTGTCATCCAGATGCCGGATATTTATGACAGCAATCAGCAGCAGGGGTACATCACCGGTCGAGCCGGGAATGACTTCGACACCAGTGAGCCGATCATGTTTACCGGTTCTATGTATGTTCTGGTTACTGACAGTCTGGGTAACCCGACACTGCGTTATCCGGCAATGGCCCGCAGCGACACGAAATACGGCTTCACTGCAGCAATACCCTCCATTCAGCTCAATATATGGAACGGAGACACCGTACAGCTCCCTTCGCGATATCTAATAGCCACTGTGGAGGAACTGGACAGTCAGCTATGGACAGTCAACAGCATCAAACCCAACACAGATAACACGGTATCTCTGACCGTCTCAGAGTACAGCGACTCAGTCTACGAATAATACCTTATCCAAATACCACAACCCGGCCACAGCGCCGGGTTTTTTAATGGAAAAATTATGAGCACTACACCAACCAATCAGCCAGTACCAAGCGAAAAGCCGCAAGACCTGAAATTTAACGCCGGTAAGATTGACGAGTTCGTAACCTCAATGGCTAAGCAATATATCGACCGTTTTGGCGGGGCGCATTACACAATTGAAGGGCTGCGCTGGATGGCGCAACAGGCCATTGCCGCGTTTGGCTATATTACTCTGGATAGTTTCGAAGACGGAAATACACTGACACTGCCAAATCAGGTTCTGCGTCTGGGGGCTACCGGAGAATATTATCGCTGGGATGGCGAGTTACCTAAAGTCGTATCAGCTGGCTCTACTCCAGATTCGACTGGTGGCGTTGGCCCTGGTGCATGGGTTAGTGTTGGTGACGCATCACTCAGGGAAAATTTGGCGGCTAGTGACGGATTAAAATTAATAGGTGATGTACCTTCCGTCTTAAAATTAAACGATGTGAGTGGAATAGTTGGCGATAAGGTTTTTTTGAAATCTTATGTTGAGAATGAGAACAATGGTGGAGGATTTCTTGTCGCTGTGGATAACTCTACGCCAGTAGATAATATAGTTATATTTAATGGGAATGGTGTAAAGTGGAAGCGTTTATTCTTTAATGGAGAGGTTGACATTTACGATGCTGGTTATACAGGGTCAGGTGATGCCTCATCATTTATTAATTCGATTAATAATCATGGGTATGACTGCATTGTCTCTGGAAAATGTGAGTTTACTGGTGTCATAAATATTGATGTCAGTAAAGGAGCATTAAAAGGGATAAACAAATGCAAGCTCATTGAGGCGGGGGTTGTGTCTGGTGATTATTATTTACAGATAAAGAATTCAAACACAGAATATGAAGATAGAGATGCAATAAATGCAACATCTGTTATTGATGGTATTTCGTTTGTTATAAGTGGAAGTAGAAAGATGTCACTTGGAGGAGCAGGTGGTGGTGAGCTCTCCGAGTTAAGAATCAGTAATTGTGGTTTTATATCATCTGCTGGAATTGAGTTTTTAGACAATTCATATCGAATTCTATTTGATAAATGTATTATTAGCAGGAGTTTTAATAATACTATAATTTATAATTCATCAATTAATTCAGGGGAGGTAATAAAGTATGAGAACTGTTGGATAGTTGATAATGGAGGACCGTTATCATTTAAAAATGGACAATTCATTTTTGATTCATGCAGTGCCCCAGCCGGTAAAAAAATAGGATATTTTGACCCAACATTTAAACTATCGGATAACGCAACGCTATCATTTGTTAATGGTAATATAGAATTTCAGCCTTCTCAGTCTTTTGTTGCGTTTGAATTGAGCGGAAGTTCTAGGTTGAGTGTAAATAATACATCACTAACATTAACTAACGATTATATCTCAGTCCCAATTATATGTAATGATGATGGGGTTGTATTTTTAAACTCTTGCTCACTTCCTCTGTTTGATATTGTTAATTTGTCTAATAATGCAGCAACTAGACAGGTGGTAGGAGGAAATAGTAAAAAGATTATGTCTTATGGCTGTTACCCTCGTTCAGGATTTATAACAACGCAGTGGAATAAAGGAAATATAGTAAGCCCATATATAAATTCACTATCAAATGGAAGCGGTCAGTTATTAAATTACTCAAACTGGAATCTTACACAGACAGGGACAGGTGTAGTTACAGCCGGAACAGATACTGATGTTCCAAATGATTTGATGTTTTCAAGATCTCTATATGTAACCATACCGTCAGTTGGGGCTGCTGCAAACTTTTACCAAGAATGTGAAGAGTGTTCACCTGGACGGTATTTTCAGCTTGGTTTTTGGGCTAAGAGTCAGGTAACAACAATATCTGGGATCGAATTTTTTGATAAAGAAGGAAATTCCGTACAGAGTAAAACATCATTTTCTATTCCTGATAGTGCTACATGGAATTTTTACGCGCTGGTAGATGTGGTTCCACCTGGAGCAAGCAAGGTTAGGGTTGGGTTTGATGTCTCAGGTGTAATTGGCGCTCTACATTTACATAATGTTATTTATGGATTGATTTAAAACTTTACAATTATGATTATTGCCGTTAAGATCCACTCTTTTTATAAAGAGTGGGTTTTTATGGACAAGATATTCTCCATTCAGATTTTGCGTGGTATAGCTGCACTATTTGTTGTGTGCTTTCATTTTAGGTATGCAGTTAATGATATATACGCGCAAAAAGATATAGGCAATCGTCTTTTTGAATTCGGATCATTTGGTGTTGATTTGTTTTTCATAATAAGCGGCTTCATTATGGCTATGTCAGCAAGGAAAAATGAGAATCTTTCTGAATTCTTTATAAAAAGATTTTTTAGAATATATCCACTGTACTTTGCAGTGCTTACATTATATATTTTACTTAGCTTTAATGAATACTCCTTGCCTCAGATAATAAAAAGCTATCTTCTCGTTCCTATAGATTATAAAAGCGAAATGCCTTACTATGGTTATAGTATAATGGCTATAGCATGGACGCTTACTTATGAATTTTGGTTTTATTTTATTTTTGGTATTTCAAAAAAACTGTCCTACAAGAACAAATTTATTATTTCATCAGTGCTTTTATCTGCTCCAGTTGTTTTTGTTAATGGAATTAACATTGATGCATTTCATGCTAACTATGTTTTAAATTGGGGGGTATTTAATAACATCCAGTTTATAACAAACCCTGTTGTATATAATTTTATACTTGGCATTCTGTCTTTTAATATATGTGTTTTTGTTTCTAAACACAAAGAGTTATTGCGCCCAGGATTGTCTCTAGTTTTACCTCTCTTGTTGTTATATGGTGTCATAGGCGTTGTTTCTATCAGAGGGATGGGGCATGGTATAAATCAGTGGGGATGGTATTGCTTTATTATCGTAACATCAATTGTTATCTCTGAAATGTATTTCAAGGATATGTATGCTAATAGCAAAATGGTGTATCTTGGTGAAATATCATTTTCCATATACCTTATTCATCCATTATTATTTATTTTGGTTAATTCATACCATCCTTTTATTGATGTGTTTAACAGCCTTTCAGGATTTACAAGGCTTTCATGTCTTGTTGCTTTTGTGATTTGCATATCACATATTGTATATCGGCTAATTGAACTTCCGACACATAACATAGGTAAGGAAATAGCTAAAAAGATTAAGTGTAAAAACATTGCACTTATGGAATGATATTTTCACATGCATTCATTGCGTCCAATAGACACACAAAGCTTTGCATCGGTTTGCAAGGCTTTGTGCTTCTGGTAGTAGATGTGATGGCGCAAAAAATTAGCGCAAAACAACTCAAAATATCGGAAGTGGTGATTCGCCTTGCACTAACACTCTGCTTTATGACTGCTATCTGTTCATATCGAAGCACAATGATTTTATAGTGCCGCCTGTTGCGGGTAAACCTTCATGGGTTGACGTTCCTCCATTAACGCGGGCTGAGGTGATCGCTATCGCTGAAAATGAGCGGCAGCGATTAATTGTTAATGCTGACGCTATTATGATCGACTGGCGCACAGAACTGATGCTCGGGGAAATCTGCGACGCCAACAGAGCGAAGTTGTCGGCGTGGTTGGCCTATAAAAATAAAGTGAAATCCATCCCAGCGGAAGAGGCTATTACCGCTGAATTTAGTTGGCCAGATCAACCTGCATAGGACGCTTTAATGGAATGTTCCGTGGGGAGTCAGAGTGGCATTATAAGTTAGATTCCATGATTTAAGACTTCCCTGTCGGCATACATCACTGTATGCAATAGTATCAGACAAAAATAACAATGCCTATTATTTGCTCTATTCAAAAAAATTAAAAATGCTTAATACATAAAGTTTTGTTATTTATGGATTGAACAATGCGGATCTCATAAGTTGTATTTGTTCCTTTATTACATCGATATAGATTGCGGAATGGTTATTATAAAAAATATAAAACAAGGCGCATGTAATACGCCCTGTTGGTATTATTACTTATTTATTTTAACCAAGATCTTGTCAGCAATCATATAACTTTTGGTTTCTATGTGTTTATGCACATAGTAAGCTATCAATAAAGCAATAGGTATCGGTATTAATATAGCTAATGATCTCGGCATTAAATCGTAATAAATAACTATACTGATTATAAGATATCCTATGTATGAATGGCAAAGATATAAAGGGTAGCTGATGTTTGACATGAATTCAGCAAAACTGTTTTTTTTGAAGTTATGAGATGTTGCGATACATATGCTAAAAGCTAAAATGCTTATAGCCAACCAGCTAAAAGTTAGTAAAATAGGAATGTATTGACCTTGCGGGACTATTTTCATGCTAATATAAAGGAATGAAAAATACTGACCTGCCAATAACGCGATAAGTGATTTTACTTTTATTCTTTTCTTTGTGAATAAGAAAAAGCTTGTTCCAAAAAGTATAAAAGACATTAGATGTAGCGACTTTATAACTGTGCCAATGTTCAAGTATGGGAGTAGTAATGATAATTCGCTATAATATTTTGAAAGAACTAAGCATATTGTGTAATTTAAAAAACTTAGAGTAATTATATCGGATGATGATATCTTTTTTTCTTTTTTGTACAGAAAGGATAAATTAAAGAATAAGGAGGAAATAATGTAAAATGTAATTTCTATTGCAAGGGTCCATGCAACTGGATCAAGCCAATTACAGCCGCTAATATATGTGTTAAGGCCGATAAAATAGGATGTAAAAATATCATAGTTACTATAGGTATACTCAACTCCATTTTTTTTAAATACACAGTATCCAATAAAGGCAATTAACATATTTAATGAAAAGATAAAAAAGTATGTAGGATACAAGCGGAAAAATCTTTTTAAAAGAAATGTCTTGATGTTATATTTTTCAATTGATAATGGTATAACAAAACCGCTAATTATAAAAAATATAGTAACACCAAAAACGCCAAGAAAACCTGGGAAATCCTGAGGAATGAAACCAATGATCCACGGATATGTTCGGTCCTTTACTTGAGGTGCGTTAACTAATGGTGCTAAAACATCATTAGAGTTAAAAAAAGCAGTTCCATAGTGTGCAATAACTACAGATATTGCAGCTAAACCACGTAAGTAATGCGCGAATAGATATTTATTTTCCATTTTATTATTCATTTTAAAATGAATTTATTATATCATACTAAATGAAAAAGTAAATCTACTTGTTACTATTTTTATTGATGCTTGATTGTTATTTATCTGGGGTGAATTTCTGTTTATTAAACACTGAATTAATCATCACGTTCATTTTGTAGAGAGAATAGTAATGATTGTTTATAACTTCATTGTATCAGAATATATTGAAGAACAGATATTTTAAACATTTTAGGGGTAACTAAAAACAATCAAACTGTTAACCAATTTCATTAATAGCATTATGTATGCATGATTGTGATAATCATAATAAGGTTGTTGAGAAAAACTAATAAGATGAATAAAAGCTGATTCGCCTCGACCCCGAAATTTTCCCGACGACGCCACGAAACCAATGGCAACTGATTGATCTTGAATGGTTACAATAGTAAGTATCAGGAGGTGTATTTTAGTGGTTTTTTGGTGTTAACTTACTGAAGTATATAGATTATTACGGTTTGAGTTGTAAACAGGAATCGTGTTCGGTCTCTTTTTATCTGTTAAAAGCCAGAAGCATTTCCTTCGCTGACTTTATAGTCAACCATAACACACACTCTACTGTCTGAGTCCAGCGTTTTTTAACATTCTTGTTAAGATTATGTGATCTTTAGCGCGGGAGGAAAATATTGATGAAACAGCCTGCGCCCGTTTATCAGAGAATTGCGGGTCATCAATGGCGACATATCTGGCTTTCTGGCGATATACACGGTTGTCTTGAGCAGTTGCGCCGCAAATTATGGCATTGTCGTTTTGATCCGTGGCGAGATTTACTTATCTCAGTAGGAGACGTTATCGATCGTGGGCCGCAAAGTTTACGTTGTCTGCAGTTACTGGAACAACATTGGGTTTGTGCGGTAAGAGGCAATCATGAACAGATGGCGATGGATGCGCTGGCATCCCAGCAGATGTCTTTGTGGTTGATGAATGGCGGCGACTGGTTTATTGCGCTGGCAGATAATCAACAGAAACAAGCGAAAACGGCGCTGGAAAAATGTCAGCATTTGCCCTTTATTCTTGAAGTACACAGTCGTACCGGCAAACATGTTATTGCTCATGCCGATTATCCAGATGATGTTTATGAATGGCAAAAGGACGTTGATTTGCATCAGGTCTTGTGGAGCCGCTCGCGATTAGGTGAACGCCAAAAAGGGCAGGGAATTACAGGTGCTGATCATTTCTGGTTTGGTCATACACCGTTGCGACATCGCGTGGATATTGGCAACCTGCATTATATTGATACCGGTGCTGTCTTTGGGGGCGAACTGACTCTTGTGCAATTGCAATAATTAAAAATCACCATACTCCTGTGCTGGTCGCCAGAAACCATCTATAAAATCCTCAATCGGAAAACAACCGCCATGGCGGATCCGTTGATCGCTCATAGAATAAAGACACTGCTGTTCCGTGTTGTAGACATCCACAACAATATCTTCACAACCGCCATCCAGGTAGCAAACAAAAAGTACCAGCGCGAACATTTCATCCCCGAAGTGTGGTGCCGTACCGTTAAGTTTAGGAGAGATTTTACAACGGGGGAATAACCAGGACAAATAACCCGCCAT